GACAAATCAAAGATAAAATGTTAAAATAAAAATTGAAAATGGATTGATTCACTTATGGCAAAAGGATTTACAGTTAAAGCAAATGCACCAAAACCAAAGGAACAAGAATGGGATATTGATGCAATTAAAGAAAGAATGCGTGGAAAGTCAATTGTATTTTGTCTTCCTGGTCGTGGGTGTTCTTTTGTTTTCCTCAAGGCATTTGTACAACTTTGTTTTGATCTTGTACAGAATGGAATGAGCATTCAGATTTCTCAGGACTATTCGTCGATGGTAAACTTTGCACGTTGCAAATGTCTAGGGGCAAATGTACTACGTGGACCAAAACAAATTCCCTGGGATGGAAACCTTGAGTATGATTATCAACTTTGGATTGATAGTGATATTGTATTCAATAGTGAAAAGTTCTGGCAATTGTGCGATATGTCCCTGCCTGCAGAAGGAGACGAAAAGGAAATTGTTGGTGGTTGGTATGCCACAGAGGATGGTGTCACAACTTCTGTTGCACACTGGTTAGAAGAAGATGATTTCCGCAGAAATGGTGGTGTGATGAATCACGAAACTGTGGAGAGTATCTCAAAAAGGCGTAAGCCATTCACAGTGGATTACACTGGTTTTGGTTGGGTACTGATTAAGAAAGGAGTCTTTGAAAATCTTGAATACCCTTGGTTTGCACCCAAGATGCAAATCTTTGAATCTGGTGCAGTACAAGACATGTGTGGTGAGGATGTCTCATTCTGTCTCGATGCAAAAGAAGCAGGATTTGAAATCTGGTGTGATCCGCGCATTCGTGTCGGACATGAAAAAACAAGGGTAATTTAAAATGTACGATATATACTATCTTGGAGAACTAATTCATACAAATCTGACATATGAACAATCTATGAATATTCTTAGAGACTTGTCAGAAAAAAATAAAGAATCTGGTGAATATGATCCACAACAACTTGAGATGGTATTGCAAAGATAAAATTCATTAAAATTTTATTTAATCAAAGGAGATTTAAATGGCAGCAAATAAAAAATCACTGAGTGGCTCAGATGGTATTGTATCCCATTCCAAAAATACTCGACAGGGTTATGGAAGAAATACAAAGTATTCTGCAACCAGCAGAAATAAACCTCGTAAACCACGCAGAGGGCAAGGTAAGTAAAGAATATTTCTCAAGACATTTGAAGACTCTTCAAGTGTCTTTTTAATTTTTATAACTAGTTAAGACTCTTATTTACTTTATGAGCAGCGCCTCGCTTCTCGCTTGAAGGGAACTTGAAGAGAATAAAAAAAAGAAATTTGTAAATGTCTTATCTAAATCACAATCTTCCAACTTTTACTTGCTATATCCGCAATGAGTTTCTTCATAATCATAAAAAAGGACATGGAGAGGTAACTTTGTGCGACGTACACTCTGTAGCATCCTTAGAGAAGCATGTACCCCTCTTTGAGGCATTTCTAGAGAACGGAGTCAACTGGACAAGAAGGCCAATTCATGCCTTTTGTTGGAAACCAGATGCACAAGTTCCAAAATTAGAGGAATGTATGTGGTGGGATTGCTTTTCTCCTTATATTGATGTTCAAGTACGTTCAAGACTTGCTAACTTACGTGCCGAACTTATCAACTATAAGGGAAAAAAGAATGAGGGAACTTACATGTTTACTCTTGATTGGTCCTGGGAATCAAAATCTACTTTAAATACAAACTTTAGTGAGACACCAGAACATAAATGTGCTCATTTCTTTAAAATGGATAATGGAAACTTCTATGCATATCCAAATAATAAGATTTTATGGTACGATGATGCTTGGATACGCAATAGGATCACCAAAAATCCCGGATATGAAATTGATATGACTGAATATTCTGTTGAAAATATTCGTAAAATTGAAACATCTGACGATTTTATGTATGAAATCAAAGAAATTCGGGATAGAAACCCCGTAAAAAGTTCTGATTTACCAAATCAGGAACAAATCAATGACTAAAAAAGTAGATAAGGACTCAGATTATATGAAAGACCAATGGGGAACATCATATCTCTCCAGCGAATATGGTTGGGAAGAAAAAATTAAAAAACAAAAGATGCTTCGTGAAATCTCAAATGATGATCTCACACCCAAAAAGCACGATTTTGTAATACAGAAAGAACTTCACGAAAAAATTCGAAATGATGATGATTATGATGATTGGGAGTATGGAACCGAACCCATTCCATTAACCGAATTTTAGTGAATAAATAATATAGATTCACATAATATTCAATGCCTCTAGAGCGAGTCAGTCAAGGTTTCAAAGACATCAGTATGTCTTTTCAGGTCAATCCCCTGAACCTAGACTTAATTGCTCTGAAAAATGAAACTGCAATTGCTCGTTCAATTCGCAATTTGGTGTTGACTTCTCCCGGAGAAAGGTTTTTCAACGAAGATTTGGGAACAGATATTTCCACACTTCTATTTGAAAATTTTGATTTTACTACAGCAGATTTAATTAAGGATCAAGTTGGACGAATAATTAATCGGTATGAACCAAGAGTAGATCTTATTGGTGTTGAAGTTGATTCCAATCCTGATGACTATACATATAATGTCTCAATTTCATATAAAATTATCGGGGTTGATGTGTTGCCTCAAAAACTGTCATTTGCATTACAGTCGGTAAGATAAATGTCACTAGTAAATTTTACAAATTTAGATTTTGATCAAATCAAAATTTCAATCAAAGATTATTTAAGATCAAATTCAAATTTTAGAGATTATGATTTTGAAGGATCTAATCTTTCACAAATCATAGATGTATTGGCATATAATACATATATTTCTTCATATAATGCTAATATGATTAGCAATGAAGTTTTTATTGACAGTGCAACTCTTAGAGAAAATGTTGTTTCTCTTGCAAGAAATATTGGATATGTTCCTCGATCTAGAAAAGCATCAAGAGCGAGGATTACATTTTTTATAGATACAACACCATTTACAAATAAATCAACAACATTAACTCTTAAGAGTGGATTAGTATGCACAAGTTCTTCTAGATTTGGAGATCAAAATTTCACTTTTTGTATTTCAGAAGATATTACAGTTCCAATTGTAAATAATATTGCGAGTTTTGATGATATTTACATTTATGAGGGGTCATATATTACAAGTAAATTTACCGTTTCATCAGAGGGTTCAAATTCTTCTCAAAGGTATATTTTAAATAACGCAAATATAGACACTTCTTCAATTCGTGTTTTGATTCAAGATGGTCCACTAACAACAAATAGAATAAAGTATAATGTTTCGGAAAACATTTTAAATATTGATTCTGAATCTGAAATATTTTTCCTGCAAGAAATTGAGGATCAGAGATATGAACTTATTTTTGGTGATGGTATTTTTGGTAAAAAATTAAAAGAAAATAATATCATTGAATGTAGCTATTTAATTACGAATGGTGAAAATGGGAATGGTATTCAATCGTTTACTTTTGCCGGGAGAATTCTTGACAATAACGGAAATTTAATCTCAGATAGAATTTCCCTAATCACATCTTCAGAAAGTTCTAATGGTGGAAATGAGATTGAATCGGTTTCTTCGATTAAAAATTATTCCACAAGAATTTTTTCATCCTTTAATCGAGCAGTAACTGCATCAGACTATGAAGCATTAATTCCAAAAATATACCCAGAAACTCAATCAGTATCTGTTTTTGGTGGAGAAGATCTGGATCCCCCACAATTCGGAAAAGTTTTTATTACAATAAAACCTTTTCATGGTCCATTTTTATCAAACACAATCAAAAATAATTTAAAAAATTTGTTAAGGAAGTATAGTGTAGCAGGAATTGTCCCACAAATACTAGATCTTAAATATGTTTATGTTGAATATAACACTACAGCGTATTACAATGAAAACAAATCTTCTGGCGCAAATGAGGTTGGATCTTTAATTTCAAAAAATATTGAACAATATGCGAAATCTGTGGAATTAAATAAATATGGGGCAAAATTTAAATATAGCAAATTTCAAAAAATTGTTGACGATAGTGATGACTCCATAACATCAAATATTACTGTAGTTTCAATTAGAAGAGATCTAAGAGCATCAATCAATCAATTTTCTTCGTATGAAATTTGTTATGGAAATTCTTTTCATGTTGGAAATATGAATGGTTATAATATAAGATCTTCTGGATTTAGTGTTAAAGGAATCGAAGGAGTTGTTTATTTGTCAGATATTCCTAAGAATACTACTGAGGGTGATATATTTTTATTTAAATTAAAATCTCCAAAATCCCCAAATATTGTAAACTCTAAAATAGGAAAAGTTGATTACATTAAGGGGGAAATTATTCTCCTACCAATTTATATTACAGGAACCGAAAAAAACATCGGTGGAGAACCTATAATAGAAATTAGCGTGTCTCCAGAATCAAATGATATAATTGGAAAACAGGATCTTTATTTACAACTAGATATTAATAACAGTTCTTTAAATGTTCTTTTGGATGATATTTCTTCTGGAGCAGATTTATCAGGAACTACATATGAATCAACAACAAGTTATACTACAGAAGAAATTTTAATAAGAGAATAAAATGACAGAGACTAGAGTAAAAATTAATTCAATCCTAGAGAATCAACTTCCACAATATGTAAGGGACGAGTTTCCATTAATATTTGAATTTTTAAAGCAATACTATATCTCCATTGAAAATCAAAGTGGATGTCTAGACATTCTTCAAAATATTGACAAATATATTAAACTTGATCAATTGACATCTCTAGTCGAATCTACAGCATTAATATCCAATGTTGATTATTTAGATACTACAATATCTGTAATTTCAACAAAAGGATTTCCTGAAAAATATGGATTAATAAAAATTAATAATGAAATTATTACATACACTGAGAAAAATGATACACAATTTATAAATTGTGTACGAGGATTTAGTGGAATATCTGATTATGAATCATCAATCCAAGATACATTAATATTTTCACAAACATTAGAAGATATTCACGAAAATAATTCTGTTGTTGAAAATTTGAGCATTCTTTTTCTAAAACAATTTTTTATAAAAATTAAATCTCAATTTGCTCCAGGTTTTGAAAATAGAAGTTTGATCAACGATTTGAATCAAAATATTTTTGTTAGAAGAGCGAAAGATTTTTACTCATCTAAGGGTACAGATAAATCTTTTACAATTTTATTTAAAGTTTTATATGGAGAAAATGTCGAAGTAATTAAACCAAGAGATTTTTTGATACAACCATCTGATGCAACATATCAAAAAGAAAAGCAATTGATCGTTGAATCTATTAGTGGAGATCCTATCAAATTAATTAATAAAACATTATATCAAGATCAAAATGATATTTGCAAAAAAGCCTATGGTTCGATTAGCAATGTATAAAT